AGGATCGTCGCACTGATCGGCTGAGTCGCCTGGTAGAACGTGCCAGTCACCGGCGTAGTCGGCATCAAGGCAATAGAGACCGGTTGCGTGGCTTGCCAGAACGTTCCTGTTACATTCCACGTACCAGACTCCATTACACTGCCAATAGTATTCGTCCCGGCAGGAATTCCCCCCATCAGGGAAAACGAGCCAGGGAAGTTGCTAATTCCGATCTGCCCCGATCCGTTAACTGCAATCTGATTAGCAGGAGTATTTGGATCACTGATAGTGATAGTGGAACTACCAGGGAAGTAGGCAGCCTCTGCATCCATCTCTGTAGCCCATATCAGCAATCCAAACAGTAGCACTTTCAAGAACTTCATTATTCGAGATCCCAGTTTCCAGCAGCAGTGTCGACTAAGCCGAACGATGAGCCAACCTGATTGTATGCTGGGTTGGTCGGCAGTGCCGTAACATATGCATCTCCAGCATGGAGAGCTAATGTCCAACCGCCAACAATCGATTCAACATCGAAGTAAAGTTTTCGACCGCTCCCTGTTGCTTGAGGGAGTGTTGTAACTGTTGTTGCCGCTGTTCGAATTGTGTATCGAGTATCCTGAGCAGGCATAGACAAAGCAGATGTCGCTGAAATTACAACTTCCGGGGCGCTGCCACCCGGGGTTCCTGGGAAGTATGCCATAAGACCACTCCAAATACCTGTCGTATATGATGCAATAGTTACTGATTCATATGGACCTAATGTCCAAGTTGAAACACCATTTAGTACATCGGAACCTTGAAATGCCAATATAACATTTCCAGATCCAAGATTTATAAATTGATACGCTTTACCATCCCCAAGAGCAGGGAATAGCGTCTCAGCAATATCTCCAGACGACGTATCAAACAAATAGGTCGTAGGAACCAAGGGCGCTGTTAATGTTCCTGAAACGACTATTGTCACAGCATTTACCTGGAATTGTTCTAATTGATATACTGGCAATACATCAGTACTATTAGAGTATATCCAAACCTCATATTCAGCACCGTAATGATTATGCCTAGTATTGTCTTCGTAATCTTCCCGCTGAACAGGTCGAACAGCCGAACTACCCGCAACAACATCGGTAGTACTCAACTGATTAAGATTCATCGTTGAATCTATTGCTCTAGCTAAAGTGGACAAGTTTTCACTATAGGTCTCACCAATATCAATACCTTTGATCTCGTAAAACCCCCTCATGAAAATACGATATCCACCTTGGCCCTTCTTAAAAACTCCATTTATAAGTGCAACGAGAACCAAAGGGTATGTAGCTCCTGCCGGCGCCACACGCTCGTATATTTGAGGCACCCCGGTTACAGGATGATTCCCCACAACACTCGTTATAGCTGTATTAGCCGAAAGTTGAGCAATTATCCATGTAACTGCATCATCAGGCTCATATCCAGCCATTTACCCAAACTCCTCTATCGCCCCCAGTATTCTCTGGGTAAAAACCTCTTCACAATCATCTACCGCATTGCGGAGAAATGGATTAGCACCCTGTTTCACCGTTCCGTCGTGCACATATTCAGCATACCCAGCCAGCACGACCACTTTAACTTCCAAAGACTCAACAGTTTCCCGCTCATCTATTAACCAAGGACGCTTACCATGGTCAGTTGCAGTCTCCTCGACTAGCATATATGCGGAATCATATCCATCCCAATTAGGCCCTACCCAATAAATCGAATCCCGCATCATCCCAGTCACAACTGGACAACGATCTTGAGCGTCTTGAGTTATCTCACTTCCGGTATCGGCTAGGGCCTGCTCAATGGCCTTAGTAAATTCCGAGGAGACTTTACCCCAACCTGCTGATTGGTTGAATGTTACTTTCATGCAAAGTCATGCTCTATCAAGATATGCATAAGAACTTGATCACTCCAATACTCAACATCGAGTATAGAAGCCAGTCCGGTGAATACTGTGGATTGAAGATTGATCTCCCCATTAAGAGGAACCATTTCATCATATACAGTTATCAAGGTGCCGTGGTTCTTTGAAGTAGGTCGCCCAGCTACTAATTGCAATCCTCTCATTGAAATACGAGATTGGTACCTACAAGGTATCGGGGCAGTTGAGATGCCTGGAGAGTCTACAGCCCCTCCCCGCCCATCAGATACCTGACTAGTAGTTGTTAATATGAAAGCATCTGGCATTTCCTCCATAGCCACTTGCTGCATGTCCAGGATTTCAGTAGCATCCATATTACGGCCTGTATATTATTGGGAAGTCGGCTACATATCCAAGTTCTACACGTAGCTCCTCTTCCATTGTAGAATCCATCAATCGTTCTCGGGTATCCGGGAAATACGAATCTACATAACTCTGAGATTCCGGATCCAACCGATCTATCTCTGCTTGAATCATCACAAGCATATCTTGTGTGTTCTTCATCACGTCTGAATTTTTGAAAGTATCGGTGCCCAACTTAATGTCGCGCATCTTACGATACTGCCCAATAATATACATACAGATGGCACGACGCAGATACCAATAAGCAATTACTTGCCCCTTTGGAATATACATAGACCACCATAGCGGCAAATTTGCTGTGCATGAAGCCGCGATTGACACTTCAATATTTAAGTTGCACTCGTCCATAGCTAAAGCCTGGTACTGTGCATCTGACATTGGAGACGTCAATTCGTCTGGTGGAGTATAATCTGTCCATGCCATCTGATAGTTATCTCGGCGGAGGCGGTACACCCGGCGGTAGTGTTGCGACTTCTCGCGGAACGATCGGATTATCCGTCATGACCTTTTTGGTTTTGGCTCTGAACATATCCGCCAACGGACCCTCCGGCACCTCTACAATTCCTGGGCCGAGATGCTGCCCATTGAAAGTGAATATTCGATCCACTTCCACTTTAACTGTCTTGTAGTTTGAATCCGGCATATTGAATACCTCCCACAATTGGATTTAAAGCCTAGCTGGATACCGCAAGGATAGCATCCAGCTGAGGCGAACTAGTCGATGCCGGTGATAACGTACAACGCTTCCGGTTCGGTGATAACCGGAAGTGATGTCTGCCACCCTTCAGCCTCGACACGCGGCGGCTTGTTCTCGTAGGCATTGGTCACTACAACGCGACCAGACTGAGATTGACCAGCCGCACGGCCGACACCCACATATCCAAGCGTATTCGGAATGTTGACACCATCGGCCCACTGCTGCTGCATACCATCTGAGAAGAAGGGCTGCAGATCGCCAAGGTCGATAGCCATGTCTCTCTGCGTGGTGCAGGCGAAGACCATGGTTCCTCTGGGGAAGAAGTATCCCGATCCGGTCTGCGTACGATACTGCAGATCGTAGGTTTCGATTGGAGGCAGATCATCCTGAGCGATAAACTGATTGATCGCTGCTTTGGACGCATGACCTCGCAAACCGACGATAAGCCCTGCAGCTACCGACGCAATACCGAGACGCTCTCGCATATTCGTATTTCCCGCCATAATCAGCATGACCGGAGTCGATGTGATAATGCGGTTGATCGTGTATCCAAGAGCCGCCAGGAACGCCTGTGCAGCCATGAAGTCCAGATACGGATCATACGAGTTGTTTGACCAAGTGCCACCAGCGGTGACACGATGTCCGGTTGGATTTGGGTAGTTCACCGTTTCGGTGTAGCCCCCGTCGCCAGTACGGATCACCTGAGCATTGATGATTGCTTGCCATCGCTGAACTTCGTTCATTTCGATCAGCGGAAGATTGACAGTAGCGTCCACCCAATTGAGCAGGGAGGTCGCCGCAGTCATTGTGGGTCGATCAGCTGTGCCGGCCAGACCACCGCCGGTACCGACTTGAGCCTTTTCGAGAATTCGAATGAGGGCATCGTAATCGGAACCGGTGAATTGGGATCCAATATCGGACTCGCCGAGCACGACGGTCATTGATCCTTGCAAGATTCCTTGCTTGAGTTGTACAGGCGAGTACCGAGTACCAGCATTTGCAATCTGCGTTCGGTACTTGATGCCTTCCTCGACATATGCATTCTCCGGCACATTGAGTTCCGGAAGCAGCGTGGCGCCGAGATACTTGCGATGGTCGGGACCGAACTGCGCAAGCGGGTTGTTGATGATGCGCATAAACGCACCATCTTCGATCATGCCTTGAACTAATCCTTTGATGTCCATAGCGCTTGTTTAGTTCACCCCCTGGATGCAGGTGTAGAGCTGTCGGATAAGCTGAAGCTGAATCCCGTACAGTCCTACAGTAGTGTTGAGTGACGGAGGAACATGCCCAGCGGTACCATCAGCCGTAAGGTTGGTGGCTGCCGCAGAACTAAGGGTCTTGGAGAACCCGATTTCCCCGGATCCCGGAGCGGTGGAGCAGTAGTAGTTAATGCCAGTGGCCCCCGACGGGAAAGCGATACTTGCGATGGCGATGTGCTGAGTGGTAGTCTTGACGATAGTGGATATCGGAGACATCTCGGTTTCGCCCGCTCCATTGATAAAGGTATATGCGACTTGATATTCGCCGGCACCTGCCGAACCATCCGTACCAGCAACCGACAATGTCGGAGCGGTACTTGGTGACGCCAAACCAGTATCCCCGGTCATGGCGGCGTAGTTCGGTAGGTAGTTTTCCTTCACCAGAGAGTAGTGTCGATAGAACTCAACGTCATTGTACAGGTTGGCGTTGGGAATATCGAACATAGTAAGGTAGATTTCGTCCATCCCTACTACCGCAGGGACATAAAGTCCGGACGAATTTCTGGCGGGGTTGTATCGGCCTACCAACGTGCCGGAGGGGATTAGCTCCACTCCGAACTTGGAATAGACCGCTGTTTCATTTCCCGTCAGGGCAGTCACCAAGGGCTGCACAGTAAGCGAGGTCGCCCCCACGATTGCTGCCGCCGTTAAGGTGGCGTATTTACCTAATCCCAAATTGAGCGTGGTTCCAGATGGTATCAGGGTATTCCCCTGAGCAATCAGGATCGTGTTCGCCAATAGGGAGGGTTGCAAGGCATTGATCGTAATGCTCGTAGCATTTTGTGCCGCAGCAGCCGCAACGGAGACCTGCACTCCGGAAGCGTCTGTGAATTGCGACGGATCGAGCTTGCCGGGCTGCGGTAGTATGTGTTCGCGGTTTCCGAAATCCCCAGCCCATGCTGGAGCGATTCGCGTATTGCCGAAATAAAGAACACCGGCCATTTAGGTTTCCTCTCTCAGCTACGCGATTGATAACCGCGTAACTATGTAGTAGCTGGTGCCGCCGGACCCTTATACTTATTCAGGGTTTTGGTCACATCCAACCCAGGTTTTTGGGAAGGGCGAGCTCCACCACCCGGATTTCCGAGTTGGGTGTTCGGCGGTATTCCTGTCGCCAACAAACGTTTTGCTAGGTCTCGAGACTTCTCGACCCACAGCATACGCTTTTCGGCATCATCCGTACCCGGATCCAATTGAACCAGCTCGGCCGGCCAATCTTTGATCTCGGAATCGACAAGTTTGTTAATGCTCGTCGCCAACCGCTCGGCAGCCTCGGCTTTCGGAGTTAGTTTGGAAATGGTCGTCTCATGTTTAGCGACTACCGTTTCGAGCTCACCCTTCTTTCGAGCATCCTCCAGCGCGGCAGCATCTTGCACATCCTTCTGCTGCTTATCAAAAGACCTTTTCTGTTGATCAAGGCGATCCTGGATCATCTTGTTCAAGGCAGATTCAGTCATTTTGACTTCCTTGTCGACTGGTGCATCATCCGGTTTCGGCGGCGCCCCCGCCTGCGGAGTTGTTGGCTGTACTGCAGGAGAAGTTCCACCCCCAGTACCGTCACCTTCGTAATAGAAACCGGGCTGGTTGCCCCAATGTATACACATAATGTCCTCATCCCAACAGTTTATTTAGCGGTCATATCGTAGGACCGACCCCGACGATATGTGGTTCGTCGTGGACCATATGTCCGCATATCGCGGTTGATAGTATAGTATACCTGTAGTTCTTGGCTTATTCCTTCTATGCAGGTGTTTATTTTCTGGTGAGGAATTAAACATCTGCATTGACACGCAACTGAGTTGTAACGTCGGCACCTGGAGTTTGTGTCTCCGAATTGGCTTGTGTTGGATCGCTGCCTGGTGTTGACAAGCCTGAAGCTTTGCCTGTATTGCCTGTCATAGCCGTTAGAGCAATAGCTTCCTTGTCTTTTGCTTCTTCCAAGATCTCTTGATAAATACTCTCGGCTTGATCTTTGCTGTATCCCAAACGACGAATGGATTCCCGAATAGATAGTTGTGGAGATACTTTCTGGACGAAAGATGCTTGAGATATTGGGTCCATCATTTCAGGATCAGCGAATTGAGCATCTATAATCGCATCCTCATCCAAACCTCCTTTACCATATGCATTCTCCAACTTTATAGCTAGTTTTGCTACCTCAATGTAAGCAATTCGAGCTTTCCCAATCTTCATCCAAGCTTTGGCAACAGCAGGTTTTATGTCATCACTCTTGTCAGTAATTCCTTTAAGCACGGACAGTGGGGTAGAAGTCATCATGGCGATACGTTCCAACTTCTTGTCGTAAAGCTCTATGAGACCATGGCAATCCCCAGCCGGTAGCACCCCAAAGCTGGTGTCAGGACTAGTTGAAGTCCAAACTTGGCCAGGGCCAGCCTCTAGACCCCCTTGGCCATCAGGACCTCCTGCTTCATCCCCACGCTTTTGCAGAGCTTGCAAATTGGGTGGGGTGTTAGTGCGTCGTCGATATCCAGACACATAGTACATCTGATAAGCTGTTTGACGACCAGTTGCTGACATAGCAAACTGAAGATCATTGAGCTGGTCTTGATATCCCGGCACTCCTTGAAGATCAGACCAACCATAATTCCCATTTCCACGACCAGGATTTGGCATATGCACCACAGGAATACCAAGAGGCTGATAGGTGTTTGGGTTAACCCACATCATAGGCCACTGAGTATCATCATTTAGTTGATACGGTTCCCAAGAGCCTATAGCTCCAGTAGTCGATGTAAATCGTAAAATTTGATCTGGTAGATATACCACTCGAATCTTCATTGACATAATATCAAACCACTCTTTTACTGAATAAAGTGGCTGATCCGCAATATCGTATGCAGTAAACATCCCTTGAGAGCCGTCCCAGGATGGCTCCCGATAGATATTCACCTTCTTGGTGTCGTAGTTGTAGGCTACGCCAAGGTAAGTATTGCCATCGCATCCTTGATCGTAGTGAATTTCTGTTTGGCGATCCTCGAGTTTGTTGTCTCGATAAAGATCAGCTAAGAAATCATTAACTTTCTCGTCTTTGCTAACATATCGAAGAAAGCGAACACGACCTACACCGTCGTGTATGATCTGGTGGCATACATTATCGCAGAACCTATGTGATAATAGATTTCGAAGAATCTGCTTTTGTCGTGGGGTTAAGATATTGGTGTGCCACCCCTTGCAATATTCTCGAAACACAAAAATACGTGTCATACGAGGGTCTACTAAGTCTCTATCCATATGAATACGGATATCTATAGGAGCATTGGGATTAGACTGCGCCAATGCCCCTACATTAAGCCCTATACCCATAGGAGAGGGTATCATGCTGGCATCAATCCAAAATTGACCTTTTCCAGGAGCCGGTATCATATTAGTCATTAATAATTCTCACCCTCTACCCAACCAGCCTTTATAGGTTCAAAATAAGTACCATGGAACTCACTATCTATATAGTTATCCTGATCGATTTCACCACCATCTTCCATGACGGGCACAAACGTCATCATAAGGGATGTAGCACGATCAGGAGATCGTTTAATTTTCTCAAGCCAAACATCTTTTGATGAGACAATAAGATCCTTACCTTTTAACTCATAAGATGGTACCAGCAATTCTTCCGCAAGATCTTCATCTGGAGGCAATGAAGCACTAGGATCTGTACGTAACCATTCCCTCAGCAACCACCAACCTAAATCCCGTAGTGATTTGAAGTTTCCAACCTCCATAACACTTTCAGGAACCAATTTAGGGTCGGGTTTCGAGTTCATCATAATTCGATAGGCTTCGACGCCGCCCCGTACCATCTCTGGGGCAACACCTGCTCCGACTCCAGTTGAATCTACATTGGTGTATTGAGCCTGCTCATTATATGAAAACTCTGTAGCTCGCTTGGCGGTAATGCCTGGATCTACACCTCTCCAAGTTCGGATAGGGGCTACCCAACCCCCGTAACGAGAGCATAGAGCATTGTAATCTGCTCCCATATCAGAAACATCTAACCCATGAATAGGTAGTATATTATGGGGTGGTCTAGCCCCAAATTGAGCTTGCCACATTAACCACCGTTGCTGAGCATTCTCAATCCAAGTTCTTGCGATAAGCTGCTGGGACGATTGGCTTGGATATCGAGCCAGCACCATCGTGTCCAGCAAACCTTCTGTAGTTCGGCGCCACCCTCTGGGTAGTGGAGGAAACGGTTTCGGCGGGCTGGAACGGTCATACGCTACGGCACCTACTAGATAGTCAGGAACCTCAAAACATTCACCATCAGGTTTCTCACCAGATTGCAATGGAATTGACCACTGATTAATACGGCGCACCACCGTAGGTCGGTCCACGGCACCTGGGATGATAGGTTCACCCGTCATAACATTGGTATGGGTCAGCGCGGAGAGAGTGACAACATGTCCATGTCCAGATCGTTCCATCTGAACAACTGGACCTTTTTCTTCACGCGGATTGAACATAAGTAATAACCGTACATAAGCTCCTGACATACAAGACTCTATAGCATTAAATATGTCAGATGGAATGCCGTCTGCCTCATCCAAGACAAACAATATATGAGGAGCATGCTTACCAGAGAATGATGCCTTTCGAGCCTGCGAATCAGCCGACTGAGGAATTGACACACCCTCAGCATAATGCAACGCGTTTTGTGGATCGGCAATTTTCAAACTCCCTAGTCGGTGTTGAAATCCTGAAAACACGGTTGTCTGATATTTCTGCCAGAGGAAATCAACCTGAGCGAACAGTAGAGAACGTAAGTTGCGTTCGGGAGGGGCTGCAGCGCACCATACCTGAGCATCGTCAAAACGAGACAGGAAAGACATAATAATACGAGCCGCCCCGTGTGTCTTTCCTGTCTGGTTGCCCGATTTGGCGATAGTTACTTCATTTTCGTCAACCGAATCCATTACCTGCCGGATATCATCCGTATATATCTCGCCAAATTCTTTTGTGCAAAACTCATAGTGTGACTTATATGCCGTATAACGAGCCGATTGCACAGCTTGAACTGGATGAAACTGCTCCGCTACCATCTCAATAAGATCATCTATCAGACGCGGAGGCCTCTGCGTCGGAAAATCAAAAGTAGGTAGTTTATTGATGATATCTTCAGCACGCATAGGATTAGAAGGATTTCGGGGCAGCCGCTTCGGCAGCAGCGGCTAAAGAATTCAGCAAAACGACGAGCGTCGCCTTGACATTCTGTGGCAACGGCGCTGTGGTAATAGCATTGTCGAACACAGAATCGGCGTAGGCAATGGCACCCGCCGGCGTGGGTGGGAAACCTTTACTAGAGAGGAATGTGTCGCCAGCGTTGACTGCGAGAGCCTCAGCCAGATCGGCAACGGCCTCGGGAATAGGCTTGAGCACATTGTCTTCTGCATTTTCGATTTTCCGCCCTTCGTTCGTACCGAATAATTGCTTAGCGATGTTGATTGCCACTTGAATCTCCTAGATCTTGTAGTTGAAGTCTCCAATAAACTTGGAAGTAGTTGACCAGTCAGTAGTGTTGAGAGTTTCCATACCAAAGTTGGCCCAATGTCGTTCGTCGGAATGTGGAACTTGATTAAGCCAGTAAGTTTCGGTTGGAGAGTTCTGTAAAAGTTCTTGGTGGTCCAAATCTGAATGGTATACATACTGTACGAAATATACCCAGCATTTGGAATAGGCTAGTGGCACAGGCCATGGATGATCTTCCATCTTAACACCATCTTCGTGCACCTGATAGTGCGTGGTATTAAGGAACACATCCATACGTGAGCGATTGTCTAATCCATACCCATTCCAGGCCACTTTACCATCTTTGGAACGCCAATCGGAATACATAGCCTGGCCTGGCGCACACGATCAGGGCGACGAGAGTGATGAATGTTTTCATGGTAGGTTATAGTAGGGTTAGTTGTTGGGTTCAGTTATAAGTTGGCGCACACGAATAGCGATCTGAGTGCCGATAGTGTCTTTCTGCAGCATCTGTCGGGCTTCGGCGATGCGTGGTGGGGTAGAAGACAGTAGGGCGAGAACCTGACCTTTCCAAACGGCGACCTCTTGAAGCATACCATGCACCACTGCATTTAAAAGCAGTTTTGCCTGCTCTGCGGTGATATTAAGTTTCTGCTGTTGTAGTACATGCTGTTCGGTTCGCACCAGATGAGATTTGTGTTTGGTCCAGTCTTTTATCTGCTCCCAGGTGGCTTGAGGATTGGATCGTTCCGCTACACGATCGAGAAGTTCGGCGAGAAGTTCGGCGAAATCATCCGGCATGTTCACGTACTGGCCCTTGTCAGATTGCAGGTAGATACTGAGACTTTCACATAAGGTTAGGACGACGTGGGTGAGTTCGTAGTCCCATCCTAGGTCTAGATCTTTAGCGAGTTCTTCCAGATGAGATTCCGCCACCGCCACATCTTTCTGGAGGGAAAGTAGGTTAGGATCTTTGAGGATGCGGTGATAGGCGTTGTCTAGGTGGTGTGGAATCTTAGAGGATGTATGTCCCTCCAGAATGGTGGCGGAGTCAAGACCTGAAGGAGATTGACCACCATGAATACGGCAGCGGCCATTGGCCATACGAAAGCGAGACTCACATGGTTTTAGAGCTCCGGTAACGGGATCAGTCCAGTCAGGATGGGCTCCGCATATAGGCTTGCCGGATGCATCATATGCCCATATGGGTTTGGAGCGGTGGCATAGACCTAAAGGGGATTGATCGTTAGGAGTTGCGTGCGGCATGGTAATATATGGTACGGTAGGTTGGGAAGGATCTCCTTCTGTGTATTTTTATAATTTGTAGATGGATAAATGGATGTGGAATCACTGGAATTCAGTAACCCATAAACTTTTATAGGAACCTACTCACTCAGTTCAGACGACCTATGCAGGGTCGGTTTCGTGCGGCCCGGAACAATATATTGTGGGTTTAATTACAATTGATAGTATGAAGACCCGTATTAAAAGAAGGCCCGTGTCACAACAGGTTGTGTGAGTGCTACCAATATATTGTGGGTTTAATTACAATTGATAGTATGAAGACCCGTATTAAAAGAAGGCCCGTGTCACAACAGGTTGTGTGGGTGCTAACAATATATTGTGGGTTTAATTACAATTGATAGTATGAAGACCCGTATTAAAAGAAGGCCCGTGTCACAACAGGTTGTGTGGGTGCTACCAATATATTGTGGGATAGGGCACTACTATATACTAGGAAAGATACGAAAAATGATGAGTATCAAAGAAGGAATATTGAGTGAATATGCCTAATATGTCGAGGGTGGATCTCTCAACAAATTGTGTCCTAACCCACTAAAGTTAATGGTGCTGGGAAAGACCAAATTGTGACCAGATAGGACCAATCCAGGACCAACAAAAAAATGTGGTTTATTTTTGAAAATAGTCTAAAAATGGCAACAAATCCCGCCGAATAGTGGTATAATAACTGTGTTGGGGTGGGGAGGAGAGGCGGCGACCACCAAATCGCGCTCTCGCAGGAGAATCCAATGAATACCGAAAAGACCGCGAAGACCACGAAGACCGAATTGCCCTGGAACGAACAGCGCCCTTCGGAGAGCGCGAAGGAGTTCGCCGCTCGCATCGAGCAGGGCAAGTTGTGGTCCGAAATGAAGCGGCTTCAGGAAGAGGCTGACACCGCGCGCAAGGCCTGGAACAAGTCGTACGAGGCCTATCAGAAGATCAAGAAGTCCGAGAAGGCTGTCGCGGATGCGAAGCCGGCTCCGGCACCTTCAACCGCCCTGGTTCCCTCCAAGGCCTAGTTCGTAAATTGGGAGGGTGAAATTCCCTCCCAACTCGTTTCGGAATAGGCTAATCATACAAGCCTATTCTCAAGCGAATCGGTCGCTTCAGTAGTGTGAGGGATACTCAGATGTTCAAGCTATTCGGTTGGATGCTCACATTCGCAGGGATCATAGATCTCGCACTTCTGATGCATTGATTCGCTTCAGTACTCGCTTCAGAAAGATATACAGATGCGTAAAACATTGCGTGGTAAAGCACGCCTTCGGAATTATCCAGCTTCAGCAAGACCATTTGGTGAACTGACCATTTCCACTTTCACACTCAATAAACTCGGATATGGGCTATATCGACCGGGCCTTAACAACGCTTGGAGATAGTTTCAGCAGGCATTCTCTGGGAAGGAATACCATATGGCAATGCAGATAACGATAGTCATCGATATGGATGACAAGGTGCAAGAGCTTCTAACTCGCAAGTGTAAGGCTTCAGTGCCTACACAACTGAACCACAAGGTAGGCGAGTTGGTTCGGAATTATATTCGAGACTATGTGATTCAAGGCAATGCAATTACAGGCGAGCGCACGAATCACGGACTTCGAGTTATAACTGGTCAAGTTGTCGAAGGCTTGACCAATGAAGAAGTCGCGATCTGCCCAAATCGATCACAAGGTATACAGTGCGCTGAGTGTAACCGGTATGAGATCCCAAAAGGAACTTCAAAGAAATATCCAGGTGATCTGCCCGACGATTACGGACCTATGAGATCAATGAGGCCAATCGACGATTAACTTCCAATTTGGCTAGCTTCAACTGAGGCTAGCCTGATCGGAAATATCTCTGGGAGGAATTTATGAAGTCCACCGACACAATCTATGTGCTTCAAGCGATCGAGACTGCAGAATACATAGTGCTTAGATGTGATGGGACTACGTGGCTAGTTAGCTTCAGCGACCCTGAAGTAGCCTACGAGTTCAGTAAGTCAATAGGCACTCAAGAGTTTAACAACATAGTGGCTGCATCAGTTGATTCAGTACCATTCACCCACTTCTGGATCGATGGAAAGTTCTGTGAACTGGACCATGGATAGCTTCAACCGGCGCGTTGAAAATAAAACGGTTTATTGTTGACAACAGCCGCGCGTTTGTGGTATAATATAGTATGATGAGTAGAAGGAGGACTAGTAAACTAGACTAGTGAAATCCAGCTTCTGCTGGATTGTACAGGGATGGTCGCCTGTGCCTGATGATCAGACCATTCGAGAGGTAGTGAACAATGGGATACAACAAAGATTGGGAGACGACAACTGAGCGAGATGGTGTTGAAACTCGCATCACCAGCCCTAAGGGTTGGGCAACTGTCCGTAATGAAGAGACCGGATGGGTAGTGCGTGGTGAGACCACTTTGACTCGGTATGATGCACGACCGATGGTATCGGCGCCAGGGGATATTCGGAAGGTTGTGTGGCTTCAGCAGCATCGAGAAGATGTTCCCGCTGGACCATTCGAACGAACGTATGACGACTTCAAGACAGCCAGACAATGGGCGCATGATCGATTAACCATCATCCCTGCCCGAGTTCCCTTCGAGATCATGGATGCGGCAGATACCGCAGAGGGTCGGCGCGATCACGAATATTTCGTCAAGATCTATCCTCAGTGGCTGGCCGAGCAGAAATCCGAGATTCGAGATGTATTATCTGTACTGGCTACCAAGGCTGGTGACAAGCCTGGTCAGTATTTCGGATTGCCGATGAATCGAGCGAAGATTGTGTATGATCAAATCGTGATCGGCAATCCACTTCCGTGGGCGTCAACTTCAACGAAGGCTGGTAAAGCAGCTTCTCTGACCAACGGGATTGCAGCCAAAGATCGGACACCAGAGAATTCGCCTGGGCTATCGCCAGGTGCATATCCGAACAAGCCAGCTGCTGACAAGGCAATGGCTGAGCGCGGAAAGCTGCGGTTAACAGGGAATGGTAAGTAGCGGTGTGTAGGGAGGGTTTAGTGTGAGAACCCTCCCATTCTCTGGGGAGAATCCTATGAAGAGTTATATATGCGGTCACGAAGCTGCGGCGCATGCTGTGTACGAGTGTCCTGAAATGGAAGATCATTGCTGCATGTGTTCGTGTGAGAAGTTTGAGCCTGCAGCCACTTCAGAACAGATGGTGATAACTGAAAAGTTAGAACTTCTGCGAGCGCGTCGAAAGGTGAAGGAACTTCAGAAGACCATTCAAAACTACCGAATGGCATTGGTAGTGATGGATGTTATCGGAATAATCGCTGTAGTATATTTGTGTGCAATGTACTACAATCTCTGGGAGATTTCTCAGTCATTACAGGCTGAAGTATGGAAACTAGGAGGCAAATAGATGTCAAGCAACGGAGTGAAAGCTGCAATTGAGCATGCTCAAGAGATCACAGCGGTACACAATGATCGCGAAAAAGCGAAAGCAGTTTTTGATGAGTAGATATCTGCAACTCCGTAATGAATTGCTGGAGGCTGAAGTGGCAGCGATGAAAGCCTTCGGTATGGAAGACGAGCAAGATACTTATATGCAAGCCAAGTGGGCAAGTGAAAACTTCGACTCAGTGTGTATCGAAGTTGTGGTGTTTCTACGGGAGACCAAGTGAACTACGAGAACTTCTCAGATGAACTGGTTATCAGACGTGCGCAACGCGGTGATGTTGCCGCGTCTGAAACCATGTTAAAGCGATATGACAATCTCGTTCGATCGAGAGCCAAGGCGTACTTTATCCCTGGAGGAGATCTTGAAGATCTTCTCCAGACGGCTAAGCTAGGGTTATGGAAAGCAGTTGTAGACTTTAAGCCAGAGCGTGGCGTTGGATTTGGTACGTACGCCAAGATAGTCATAACACGGAATTTGATTGATTCAGTAAAGACTGCAACTCGACAAAAGTATACTCTTCTGAATGAATCGGTATCTTTCAGTACTCCAGTTGGTATGGGTGAAGGTGAAGAAGGCACTTCACTTGAAGATACACTAATGGACAAGAATGCAGATACACCTGAAGTATCTGCGATCAAGCGTGAAGACGTGGTAAAGATTGACAAAGCTGTTAAGAACCGATTGAGCAACTTCGAATGGGACGTTCTCATTCGATATCAGACTGGCAAGTCCTATCGAGAAATTGGTATGGAACTTCGATGCAATCGTAAGTGCGTGGACAACGCATTAGTACGCCTCAAGAAGAAAGTCCCCACAGTTGTAGACCGATAAATTCCCTTCCCTTACGCGCGCGGTCAATACGTAGTATTGACAGAAGATTATGTATACGCATATCGACGCGCGAGCCCTCGTAGTATACTACGTATACTACGGTATTAATCGCGTTTTTGTTGGTGGTGGCGGCGCGGCTTCCGCTGGCGATTGATAAATTGACTTTAGAATAAATAACTGTATGTATAAGTAAGTAAAATGGAATAGGTCAGGGATACATACGAGTTTAGGTTAGGCATGTATAATAGTGATGTATTATGTAGGTGTACGCGCATGCGTGAGTGCATTCCGTATACCCTTTAATACCGCCTACACACGATCGCCAGCAGAAACTGCTGGTACTACTACCACCAGCAGGAACGCGATTATAATCATTAATCGCCCGTTCTTGTATAACCCAACGCGTGTACTTGGTTGATAGTAACGAAATTTAGAGGATTGACGGGGAATTAAACGCGCGTTATCGTGGGTTTGGTCGTCGTAATCAGAGCAGTATTACGGACAAACCGCGCCGATTAAACGCGCGTTATTGTGGGTTTGAAGTTATGAGAGTCCGTGGTATTTCCACTTCCCATTGGTAGATGCAGGGAGCGTAATAGGTACAGGATCTTCAATATGAAGCTCATCATACCCTACACGATCTAGATCTTCAATCGCAGCTATCGCAGTAGCAGCCACATCAAGATATTCATCACGCAGATCGAATGGTGAACCATCTCTAGTAGTGAGACGGATTGCCGCACGAGATGCGTGTCCGAACTCCTCACCTATGATCGCTATCCAGAAAGTTGGATGTTTGGCTTGAGCATCGCCATGCTTTAAATCCTGTTCTTGTCGACGGATACGCACATCCATCAATACGGTAGTAGTTACTTCGTATGGGTCTTGCTCAGAAGTTGGACGCGCTAAAGTACGACACACAACACATGCACGCTGTGGTACGATCGAAAGAGTGATGGGATCTCCGTTTTCACTCTCGGCCATTATTCCAATAGCACAGCGTTTGCATAATCGCTGTACCTCAATTAAGTCTTCAGATGTCATCGAATCTCCTTTAATTAAACGCGCTACACGGGCCGTACACGCGCCGTTTTTGGTGGTCCTGGTCCTAGTACCAGGACGAGCACAAGACGCGTGTACGGGGCTGCTAGGCGGCTAAATCGCGCCGTCTTGTTGGTGGTCGTGGTCGTCGCCGGGCGCCGGGCGCCGGCACAGCTTCAGCTAATAATAATACCATTCATCTTCACATGCCACGGATTCAATCTTAGACATACGTAATACAACTGTATGTCCATCAGTACATACACCCAACCACTCGTGTCCACGAGCAGTTGGGTTAAGTTTCATAATCACCTTACTCTTATGGATAGGGCAATCACCTGCAAATCTTGTTGGCACATCTGCCATATTTACCTCCTATACTATTCCAACCACATCATATTTACTGTTCCCTGCAGATTTAGTGCGTGCTGCGATGAACGCATCTTTCTGGAGAGAAGCTGTTTGACGTATAGCGGGATCTCGATCTAAACCAGCGCCGTACCAATGCCGTTTAATACTGTCTGTAAGACTCCACAACGCCATTGGAGCACCTCGACCAGCTACATTAGCTACCTTCTCACGTCGTAGAACACCAAGTTGCTCCATATCTTCGCATGCACCACGCAAAGTCGTCATTGGTATTCGACAGGCTTCTGACAACTCAGGAAATGTACGACCTTCTCGATTGAATAGTTCAGTAACTATATCGAGATTAAATCCAATACAAGAATCCAAAGCTACCCGAACGAGCAACTTATATGCATTCTCAGTGATTTCAGCTGGATATCGTAATAGAGATAAGCCTTGCAACAGCTTTTTCAACTGTTTGGCAATACGAGTACCCATTTCATGTTGTGCTCGGTAAGTAAGTCGATCACGTGCAGCGTCTCGTTCCACACCAGCACGCAACATACTGACAAACTGAGACAAATGCACCAGTCGTCGTATCCAAGTGTCGCTGAGTTCAGGTGTATCTGAAGGATCAATTTGGTAGTTCAAAAAATCCGAAGCTGCCTTACCAAGATCAGCACGCATCGTATTTCCCTGGGGAGAATTAGTTAGTGCCGCATAGATTTCATTATCGGCATTGAAACCAACTCCCTTCACCAAGTGATAGATCAGAAACCTCTCCCCTAGTACAGACCCTACATCAGCGAAGATAGCTTGGGTCACACCTGTTACGATATTGAAGTGCACATCATATCGACGCTGCACACCGTGACCAAAACCTCGATTAACTGATCCATCATACGCACCTCGAAGAATGCTGAACACAGATTCCTTTTCAGACTTAGCACCCTTCAACAACTCTGTCAGATCTTTGATGATCAAATTACGGTTATCTAACCGAGGCAATAGGGATGGATCTTCCTTAGATGCCCATCCTGATACCAACTGATGGGATGATACACTAGATTCAAAGTGTGCCCACGGTGAATTGGATACCGATAGTAGCAACTCGGTCTTTCCACTCCCAGGAGGTCCAGCCAAGTGAATCCACAGAGGGTCACCTTCAAGTTGTACAGATATACAAGTAGCCAATAGTATCTTTAGAGCATCTTCCAGATCAGTAGTAAGATACAGATATTTAGCGAATACTGATAGAACACTTTCATAAGTGGGTCTAGTTCCTGTGGATAACATCGGTAGGCTGGCCGTACTGACAATAGGATCGCCAACACTATCAGTTGTGTCTGCATCTACGGTATCCAATTTCTCGGCGAATGTTCTGGCTATGGTTATAGTGCCGCTGTCGATATAGAACTGACGCATATCATATCCAGAGGGAATTTGATCTGGCCATTTGATCCAATGATATGATATTATGTCTGTTTTGGTAAGTGCGTGAACCCTACGAACACCCTTCTGCCCATCGATATCGTGATCGTAAGCGCACACAATCTTACGTCCACGAAACCATTGAGCCCATTTAGCTTTGAAAACTGTGCATCCTGGTATACCAACAGCGATGCCATCTACACCTTCTCGGCGCAACATTTCCTGGGTGGCAATACCATCCCATTCACCTTCTTCAATCCAAACTTCATAGTCTAGGTATCTCTCATCAAATAGCGCTGGGGCATTCCAAATACCAAGATCCATACCATCCAATGCCCAAAGTTTATTGCCGAGTTGATACCACCTAAACGTTACAAGTGTTCCAGTTGGATTGTATATGGGCAACCACCACTTCATACCGTCCCATACAAATCCAGTCGCCCTTAGGGCTAGCTCGGGCAACTGTCGGTTAGAAGCTAAAGAGTTCCACAATGCAGGTGTTACCATATTGAGGCGCTCTTGTAGATTGTACCATTCCTGGAGAAAAGTATATACATTACCTTTTAATCCGCAATGACCTGCAAAGCAGTTCCACTTACCGTTCTCAATATTAATATGCATTTTGTCTGGCTTGCCACAAAATACACATTGACCATAGGCCTGGTTGTCCCGACGCTTGGAAGCTACGTAATCAAATCCTAGCGCTACGAAGGGACGTAGTTTAGCCGGAACCTCACTTGGTGTCGACATTAGTAACTTCTTCCCTATTCTCCACGGTGCTAATAGCACTGGAAGCCATTATCTTAACAGCTTCCATATCCATCTTGAGCTCATTCACTGCACGCATCACACCGTTATGAGTATCTTCCATCATACTCCGTGTTCGATCTGCACAGGTCTGATAATACCGATAAATAATAGCTGCATTGATTAGCTTTGCTACACCTGAATATGCAGCGCTCATACCCGTAGCTTCCACTACTGCATACCCTAGGTTAGTAAATAGAGCTTTATCATGGGCTCCCATTTCTTCCCAGGAAACTACCGGAACTCCGGTCATCTTGCAGTATGTATTTCGTGTGATCATCGCTAACATAGCAGGTGTCCACATATAGGGTATGGATGCTGGAACATCCAAAGGTGGCATATTGGATGCACATGTATGCTTAGGTGCATTTAGGGATACCATCTCTTCTTTGCAGTCTGTGCATCGCCATCGAAATGATTGCCCTAAGGCAGGACCTATAATTATTACGCTCATATGTGTATAGCTTCTTTCATGTCCCATTGAACATCGGCTTTGGAAAACTCTACTTCCATCGGTAATCGGAATCGACCACCGGTATCTTCCATTGTCTCTTTGAGTCCGCGAACGAACCACTTGAAACAATGTTCTTTACGCACTTCAAAAATGAGTTCATCATGAATGGTTATAAGAATGTGGGCATCCAGACCTGTGTCCTTAATATACTCATCACATCGAATCATACCATCCTTCATCATACCAGCTGCGGAACCTTGAACTTCCCAGTTCACTACTGCGTATATTCGATTGGGATCCGCACGCAGTTTCTTGCCATATCGGGTCACCACGTACCCACACATAGTAGCACGCGACATTGCGTACTGCTGATACTGCTTCACTTCTGGATAACGACAATTTAGATCTTTTTTGTATTGACGAGCAGTTTCTTCATCAATGTACATCAACTCCATCAACGGACCAGTCCCACCACCGTATATCTCGTTAAATATAGTCATCTTTGACTTATTACGAGTCATCTTCTTACCAATACTACCTTCAGCAGCTACTATTTTGTAGTCGTAAAGTGCGAGCCACCGTTCAGCGGCGTCGAGAACAGGTCCAGAATAAGCACCTCCTGCACCCATACCGTATTCCCATCCGATTTTCTCCCACATTTCCCCCACCGCAGGCGTGCTAGGCGCCACATTAATGAACTCACCGGATTGGACAGCAGCATGAAGCGCAGATTCATTACCTTTCCCACCCCAAATGAGATTGGCGTTTGCAGTGTTAGGGTCCTCTCCAGCAAGTATAGCGGAAATGAGCGGCTTAACATTTGCAATGTCAGCGAATATTCGGAGTTCTTGCTGGGCAAAATCACCCATGAGCCAGTAATATCCAGGCCTGGGTCCGAATACCTGTCGGGCATGTATTGGGTCATTACCTCTAGGATTAGTTGTCGCATTGGCAATATTCTGCAGGTTAGGATTGGACATGCTGAAACGACCGGTAGTCGTACCGCATTGATTTATGTTTGGATGGATCACATATCCTTGAGGATGATCTATGTATATAGGATCACCATTCTTGTCTACTTCAGACCAAGTTCTTCCAGGTGGAACTAGAGGATCTTCTGCCCAGAGAGTTGGGTATTTCGAGAAGAAGGTGGAGATAGCTTTGGACTGAGCCCTATCCGTGAGAAGTTCTCGACAGACTGGATCAGCTGAAAGTTTGAGAATAGACTTCCAGTCTGTGGAGGGTTGGCCTGATGCAGTAAAAGTGGTTGGGGTAAGACCTCGCTCTTTGTATAAGAGCTCAGCAAGTTGCTTAGGAGAGCCGGAGTTAAACGATCGACCAACAATCTTGAACATACGCTCGCGACATTCAGCAACGAGTTTCTCAGCTTTGGCAAGTTCTCGATTGTTCTTCCCAGGATCTATGGCTGCTCCACGAGCTTCCATCTTTTGAATAATCGGAGATAGTTTACGTTCGTTTAGATAATCTAGGTAAACAATTTCGTCCGCTGCAAAAGCTTTTTCAAGAAACTTCCACAAGACCATTGTACGACGTGCATCTAGTCGAGCGTAGATTTCACAATATTCAGCCCATTCATCTGGGAGATAACTAAACATACCTCTTCGGCTTCTAGTGTGCAGATGTCGTGGAAGCCAATAGTCTGCGTGATAGGTTTCAGCTAGATTATATCCACGGGCCATACATATCTTACGAGCCAATTTAACTGCATCATGTAATTCAGTCTCGTCATCTTTGGCGATACCGCAGTACATGAACGCAGCTTCTTTAAGTCCGTTATTATCAGCTGAGGAATTGTAACAGCGGATTCCAATAGACCCATCCTCAACAGGACCGGTAATTGTAAGTCCTATCGTCTCTAACATTCCCATATCAAACTTGTCATTGAACATGACTTTTGTGATACTAGGATTGGAAGTGAATGAGTCTATAAAATCAAGATCGGAGGAGTTGGGGAATACTTCTCTGGTGTAAGGATCAACAGGCCATTCTGTATACCAGGTCTCACCATCCTCATTGCACATGCTCACAGCGAATGGCTCATGACCGTGATATCTAAACAGACCAGTTGTTTCGGTGTCAATAGCGAGAAAGTCTCCGCACTGGAAACTCATTAGTATCTACCTCTCAAAGTACGCGCGGGAGGGGTTGAACCCTCCCGCTGTCGGTCAGCCGTACGGTATTAAGCGAATAAACTCGCTGTAACCATTAGGATATCGTGACCGACGCCATCGCTGACGCCGTGGCTGAACCAACGGTCGCTGTGACGGAGATCGTATCGGAGCCAACAGTGCCCGGAGCTTCGTAGGAAATCTGCCCGCCGGAGACGGTCAGAGGTCCTTCGGAGTCGGTTGCGGCGAGTTCGGAATCTTCGAGAGTATATGGATTGCCATCGGAGCCGGTACCTGTGATGGTGAAGACCTGGGTACCGCTTGGGGCGAGAGACACCGTACTCGGAGAGATTGCAATGGATGCAAGAGTCGGAGCGCCAACTGTCGGCGCTGCAACCGCAAGACCATTGATATTGGTGGCGACGGTTTCGAGTGAAGCGGCCTGTTTAGTCAACTCTTGCGCGACAGCTTCGACTTCGTCATCGTCTCCGGTGTTGGAAGCGGTGGTCAAGCGGTTGGCGAGATTGGTTACGGCGGTTGAAACATCGGAAATACTCTTGGCCTCGGTGCTAAAGGCGGCTTTCAGATCATCGATTGCGGACAATATTTTAGACTCCTCTGCCAGAATCTGGCGTAGTATATCGGGTTGGAGATCCTCCCCGAGATGGATATGAATATCCCCTAGCAGGTTTAAAGGTAATCCTCTTAGAATGTCCCCTATAATCTCTGCTTTGAAGATATGTAGATGGATAGTCGACGGCATAGCCTTAACTACCCCTTCGTTGAGACAGCGGCCTTTCGAGACAACTGGCTCAAATCGTTAGGCCCTTTAGCTGCGAGGCCTCCCGCTGTGGTCTTTGTAAACCCTTCGGGCGCACCCGCTTGTAATGGATGGTTTGGATCATCCACAGGCAGCTTGGCTCCAGAGGCCGCAAGGAGCTCTTCCGAAACAACTGGTTTCACATTCATATCTTCCATTGGATCCTCCACAAGGGCGTGTGGTTCAACGCCCAACAAGATATAGTTCGCCAAAGGCAGGGGTTATTCCTGCTCTGTACCCATAAGATTTTCGTTTATTTTTGCATAATATTGACGAAGCCTGGGCAATTTACGTTTACCAGTATCAGCCGAAAAATGTGCTATGTGAACTGAATTAACCTCTCGAAAATATACTCTGCCATTAGACAAATCTTCACAACGAATACCTGGAGTGGCCACTTGCACATTGTATTGTTCAGGTAATTGCACATAGTCTACTAATTTAGCATGTCGAAGATTAGCTAAAGCTATGTTCAAATATCCCTGATTTCTGTATGCTGGCGGCTTATTTAATTCATTTGGATACCGATCAAATAGTTGATATATACTCTGTTCAAGAAGTTCAAGAGCTATTTTTCTGGAAAAGAATATACCATCATTTACTATTTGATGCATATGACTTATCGGATTATCTTCTGTGAGACCAATTAGATCTGGATTACCCATGTACCCGTATCGTCGTTTCCATACATCCCTTAAAGATTGGGATTTAGACCCTAGTAGTTTATACATATACCAATCTTTAGAGAATCCTATTTGCATAGGAGTTGCCATCATCATTGATCGCAATTCTCTTATGGATTTTAGGACCAGTATATCTACATCAAGACATAGAAAATACTCATATTCAGGAAGTGCAGAAGCTGCAATATACAGTACAGACTTAGACCACGCAGCTAGAGGCTCTAGAGGTACACATGGGATTACGCAGGCATTAAATTTATTGCATATGGCATGTAATTCTGGTGATCCGCTAAGCATAAATACATATACACTGCAGGGTTCAAAGTCTGCGTTCTGTCTGAATGAGTTTAATGCACCATACAACCAAGATTCATACCCATGGCTAGCTACAATGCAAACAGCTACATCATATTGATGCTTAGGTATGTACCGAGTTACATGTGTAGCTGTTCTTCCCAGAGGATCTATAATCATGGTCATTTTAATTTATGCCTCTTCATATAATCTTTTAAGACAAGGATATCCATCGCAGCTTTGCGAGATATTTCAGTATCAAACTTAGCTTCATACGGAGTACATCGAAACCGATCTCGAAGCATATTATAGTCATATTCTATCTGATGCAATCCCATATTGAATTCTTGAACGGTTTGCATATACTGAGTAGCTCGTCTATGTTTAAATTCATCCAGATAGAATCTAGTATGCCCCATGTTTGTCAATTCAATGCACATTCCAATAATGGGGGCCGCTATACGTTTGCATCGAGTAAGTACCGGATACCACCCTTCAACACTATCTGCAAGAGCTTCTCTGGTGTAAAGCTGGCAACCACTAGCTGACCAATCTCCTGTCTCAGGATATGTGATGGTTTCTCCATACAAGCCTTTATATGCTATAGGTCCGGTGGCGCCACAGGGCACTTCCCAGCCGGTGTCCCATGCGTATGCAGGCTCCAAAAACGCAGCGTGTAATTGATCTGAAAATCGCTGAGGATTACCTAAATAGGCGTCATCATCTAAAAATCCTATATAACGATACTTAGTCGTAAGAAATCGCGTCAAAAGGTTTGCAATTACTCGTGGGAACACCAGATCGTTAGTCTCGTAAATAGGCATACCGATATGGTTTGCATATATAATACTTTTGTCATCTGGATTAATATCTCCATGAACAGACAATGCTAGATCTATAGAGGTTGCACACCACTCTGGGTAATCTAGCATTGTCTTCTCGAATTCTGGCATTGGATCTCTATTCAGCCAGCGGGTGATTATGAGCAGAGTATCCTTCATCGAGACTCGTCTACTCCAATCTTAGGATCGAACGCATTCAACTGCCACAGTCGTCCGAAGCGGGTGGCATTATCCGTCATCATCAATTTCCCACGCACTGTCGGGGCCGCCCATTTGAGTGCATCAGATGCTGGAATATATTGTTCAGCCAAAGGTAATCCAGATCTTTTCGGGCCAGGAGGTATCCAAGTTCCATTAGCATCCTTTCCAGAGAAATATGTATCTACAGCATCCTTTGTATGATATCGCAGATATAAAGGGCACGGAGGCATATCTCCATCACAACCTTTTATACGATCGTGGTTAGTACCTTTCACTGGGCAGTCTACGAACTTACCACGCTTCATACAGATTGGCTGCAACAATGTGCCCATTACTGGATGCACCTTTTTAACCAGTTCTTGAATCATTTGCGCCATAGCTTCTTCCCAGAGATTGGCTTGAGCAATCCAGCAACTACGCTTGCCGAAGATGTGCATCATTGCCTTGAGATTGAGATTCCAGGTAATTGAATGAGTTGCTCCAAGAGGAATCAGATTGCGAGCGTCTTCAAGAGGTACACCAGATTTGACAAGGTTATCATAAGCCTCCTCTAGTGTAGCCAAAACTTCAAGGTACACATCTTTGCGTGAATATCCATATCCAGAGCGCCCATCTACAAATGCCTGAGGGGCACTGCACTCAGTGTTATCAATACTGTCAGGAAGTATATATCGACCTTCCTGATAGAAAGTATCCCAAGGCACCACCCGGCTTGTTTGAGACCACCAACTACTCTCGGCCAGGTCAGGGATCACATCCATAACTACAATGTCCACACCAACACGTGGATCAATATGAGTTCCGATACGATGCCGAACGAGTTGCTCTCGTAGAGTGATCGGGCAGTTTTCGAAAGCGAAGGTAAAGTGGATGTTCTCAGTTACCGGAACTGCTTCGTTCAAGAGCATGTCGATTGTGTCGACAAACTTCTGGCGAAAAATAGCTAATTGAGCTTTGATGGTACTTGAATCTTTTAGATCGCACTCGTGACCAAGCATAGTCAGTACAAATGCATATGTCCCAAGATTAGTTTTGTCGGGTTCGACATTTAGAAGAAAGTCGATATCCTGAGGGGTAGGCAATTGTCGATTGCTGCGTGACTGCTCCCATACATAGTAAAGGGTCGGAAGCGGATAAGTAGTGCTCGATATAAGTGTGACCTTTAGAGGTCTTGGATCTTCCATTGTATCTCCTACGATAATCCGAGAATAGGTTGTAAATCAAATATATCAAACAATTCAGAAAAGTCAGCTTGTTTAGTTCTTAAAGGCTTGATCACCCACGTACTTGGATTAACTCCATGCTTTGATGCATACTTTGATATGCCTTTAAAATCCCCTAAACATAGCTTCTTTGCCTGTTCAAGAAATACAGGATTCACATTGTTAGCTACAAAGCTTTTTTCCAAAAACGAGTAATCATTGTGAATCATCTTAAATGATCGTATATACCATTTTTCATCTATTCCAGTGGATATACCATAAGATCGATTATGGTCCATTCTCTGGTGAAAAAATGAGTTTCGAGAGTACTTTCCAATGTCGACAGACAATTGTAGAGTGATGTCGCAAAATCGTTGGCTGTTGATCATTACAGATTCCCATAAATGTCGGGTATCCATAAGAGCTTTCACAGAATAGATTTGGCATCCGCCAGTAGACCATTGGCAAATGGGGCCACTATCCTGAATAGGGGACATGTCGTTGTCGTAACGTAACCAGCGCCAATAAGTGCCGTAGGGTCCAGTTGCACCTACTGGACGTACGTGATCCCAATACCAGGTAAGACTTTCAGCATTGAAAGCTTCTATCATAGATTGATGGCAGAGTGTAGGCTCATAAATGGCACAGTCATCATCTAGAAATCCCATATACTTATATCCCTGTTTGGCCGCGCGAAGTATTAGCGCAGCATTTACAGCGGGAAAATATTTCAATGAGGAGTGGATAATCGGTATATCTATACTTTTAGCTAGATCCATCGCTGGATCATATATAGGCTTATCCCCATGAAAAGATATTTGCAAGTCTATAGGGCTAGCTTGATATTCCCCATATGACTTAACCATACGCTCAAATTGTTTTCGAGCTACTCGATTACCCCATTTGGTAATGTACAATACAGTATCTTTCAATGTGGCAACTCCAATCCCAACTTATCATATATTACAGGCATAATTTCATTGGCTACTCGTACAGGATATTTCACTGTGTATGAATGCCATATAGGTTGAATAGACCAGTTTTTAGTGTCTACCTTAGACTTTAATACCAAGTTGTTCAACCGAATGAATTCACGAACGAATTGTTCAATAAGAAACTCATCAACTAAATTGCCTTTAGGAATTTCCTTGAACATATCCCATGCAGCTTGGTGCTCTTGTGCCATCCCTTTAAGGCGGCGAATAAACCATGATTCATCGTAATTTGCGCCAACACCTTGGGACATCTTATGGTCGTACCCTGGGCTCCAAAATTCATATGTTCGGTACCCATAAAGGCAAACTCCAAGGCAGAATTGGTAATCCACCCGCCATGTTGAATTAAGGCACATAGTGGACCACTGGTTTTTGAATTGTCGTAATGCATCTACTGAATAGATTTGGCATCCACAAGTGGACCAAGGATGGGCTGGCAGTTCGTATACAGGATCTTCAACTGCATTGTTGAATTTAATCCAGTTTATGTAATTGTCGAAAGGTCCAGTGGATCCTGCCCCTCTATCAAAACTCTGACGCATACGATCGATAGTGATCTCTGGTGAACGAATATATGCATCATCATCCAGAACACCAATGTACTTCAAATTGTGTTTGAGTGCCCAATGCAATATCTTACGAGTAAGGCGAGGTTGAATACCGTTATCCTCATCGTCTCGCAAATCCATAGCCAATCCTTGATCCAGAGCAGATTGAGTGTAGTCATCAATTGACTCATTACCATGAAAAGCCACAAACATATGAGTAGATAATGGGGCCCATTGATGTAGGGTGCGTACTTGTTTAATGTACTGCTTTCGCGGCGGACGACCTAGCCATCTGGTAACTACAATAGTACTATCTTTGGTTGGAGTAATCATCGCTTATACCATTCCAGATGAATACCGGCCTCTTTCAGCATATCTAAGCCAGTTGGGGTAGTTCCGACACCATAGTCGATGTACTCTTCATCCATGACCACAGCCTGAATACCTGCATTGATAATCATCTTAGCACAATGAATGCAAGGCTGGCAGGTTGTATATATGGTAGTCCCAAGACATGTACCCGTCACAGTTGCACATTGAATAATAGCATTCTGCTCGGCATGTACAGTGCGCAAGCAATGTCCGTCCACCATAAGACATCCCACATCGACACAATGCGGAAGACCTTTTGGAGAAGCTGCGTATCCACCAGCTATTATTCGATTATTAGGATCCACGATAATAGCTCCAACTTTTCGTCTTGGACATGTACCACGCTGAGCAATCAGCATAGCAATACCCATAAAATATTCTTGCCAATCAGGTCGGCACATTAACTTTAGGTTCTTTCTTCCCATGCCAGCACTCAAAGCATGTATGTGTAGATACATTATGGCCAGGTTGGTTGGAACCTCCAATAGTATCTGAGGTTAAAGCTCCGGTAATGGATATGAACTTGCCACATTCAGTAGCATACCCATCCTCATAAGTGCCACTAATCTTGTGCCAATCATCCCGTTTTGGATCTTTTATGTATTCCACTAGATTCCCATCCCTCCAGCGCACTTGAGAATTGTACCTGTCATATACTCAGGTATGTGATTGACTGCAAAATCAAAAATTTTCCACACTTCTTCGTGTGTCATGTTCCTACCCAGAGGCGATTGCCGATTGTATACCGCCGCTTTCTCTGGTGTGAAACCACGAGTGCGAACTAGTTCCTGTTCGGCATATCGTTGCATGCCAGTATCGTCAACGCCACCTGGAGCAATTGCACATATAATGAAAGGTGATATGGTTCCAGCCAGTTCTTTAGCCATCACTTTCGTAATTGCTTCGAGACCAGCTTTTGAAGCGCAATACCCCGGAGAGCCTCGTAGAGCAACTGTGGCACCCATCGAGGATGTGTTGATGATGCGCTTTGGATATTCACCATATCCTAAATTGCACGCTCTAGCTACGAGACCTTTTGACAACATCCAAGGTATAGTTAGATTAACGAATAGCACCTCTTGGAAGTTGTGCAGTTCGTGCTGAGCTGTAAAGTCAATAGCAGTGATGCCGGCGTTGTTGATGAGACAATCGATAGGACCAAGAGCTTCTTCAGCTTGGGTATACACACTTTCTACCCAATTATCTGGATGACCTTCGACCCCTATCTTGGCGAAATCATAAAAGAAGTCGGGACCTTGCAGTCCAACTCCGAAAATCTTATGGCCTTGAGCTTCCAAGCCGAGTTTAATTCGCTTTCCAAAGCCAGTTGTGCAGCCTGTAAATAGTATATTCATTTTTGCATCCTTGGATCTATATCTTCTGCCATATTGGTATACCCATGCATATCGTGATATGTATCACATGGATCTGTATCCTCGTTACCTTCGTACGCAGCCCGCACACCCTTGAGCGCGTTCATCAGTAGAGGCACTACATGATCGGGAATCTCCGGCAACTTCATCTGCCAACAATTAGAAAGTATAGCTCTAAAGGCTAGTCCGGTGGCGTGCTGATTAATCTTCGGATCTCCATAATCTCTAGATCGCTCAGCTTTGGTATTTCCCCAATTCTTCACACCAGAAGGTAAAGGGCATTCACCATTCTTGTGATTGGCAGATATCAACCCGCAATTTCTGCAAACTCCCACCCCATTAGGATTCCATTTAGATTGCATGGCCGGTTTCCTTGACAATTCCCTCAATGATTTCCCGAAGCTCATAGATAATGGGGACGAGGAGTATAAACTTTGGCTGCTCAAAAGTTTTAAGATACTCCACAACAGTCTTATAGTTAAGGAACAGGGTAGGGCTTGCAAACTTAGCTTCCTGCCAAAGATACGATACTACAGCCATAAAGTCAGCCAATGCAATGATTGCACCTTCG